GGGCGCGCGGGTCGATCAGCTGCCCAAGCTGGACCGGATCGTCGTGGCGGTCGACCCGTCCGTGACGAACGGGAAATCCAGCGACGAATGCGGGATCATCGTGGCCGGTGTCGTGGCACAGGGTGAGCCGCGCGACTGGCGGGCCTATGTGCTGGAGGATGCGAGCGTCAGGGGCGGGCCTTCGGATTGGGCCCGCGCGGCAATTGCCGCCATGGACCGACACGGGGCCGAACGTCTGGTCGCCGAGGTCAATCAGGGCGGTGATATGGTTGAAAGCGTGATCCGGCAGATCGATCCGCTGGTGCCCTTCCGGGCGCTGCGGGCATCGCGGGGGAAAGGGCTGCGGGCCGAGCCTGTGGCCGCGCTCTATGAGCAGGGGCGCATCAAGCATGCGCGGCAGGGCGGTCTGGGCCCGCTTGAGGACCAGATGTGCCAGATGACGGTTCGCGGCTTTGAAGGGCGCGGCAGTCCCGACCGGCTTGATGCGATGGTTTGGGCGATGCACGAACTGATGATCGAGCCTGCGGCAAGCTGGCGTCGCCCGCAGATGCGGCGGTTGTAAGATAACGAAAATGATATGAAAGGCCGTCCGTTTGGGCGGCCTTTTTCTTTGCCGGATATGGAGGCGGATATGGCGTTTCGAATGTTTTCGGGGCAGGGGAAATCCTCTGCCGTGCCTGAGCGGAAGGCAAGTGCAACGGGGCGGGTGGTCGCCTTTGCCAGCGGTGCGGGGCGGACGGTCTGGTCGGCGCGTGATACGGGCAGCCTGACGCGCGGCGGGTTTGTCGGCAATCCGGTGGGGTTCCGCTCGGTCAAGCTGATCGCCGAGGCGGCGGCGGCGGTGCCGCTGATCTGCGCCAATCGCGACCAGCGGTTCGAGGTTCATCCGGTGATCGACCTGCTGCGCCGCCCCAATCCGGGGCAGGGCCGGGCCGAGCTGATGGAGGCGCTGTTCGGGCAGATGCTGCTGTCGGGCAACGGCTATCTTGAGGCGGTCGGCCTGAATGACGCCGGTCTGCCTGAAGAACTGCATGTGTTGCGGGCAGACCGGATGACGATTGTGCCCGGCGCGGATGGCTGGCCGGTGGCCTATGAATATGCGGTCGGCGGGCGCAAGCACCGGTTCGATATGACCGGCAGTCCCGACCCGATCTGCCATATCAAAAGCTTTCATCCCGTGGATGACCACTATGGTCTGTCGCCCATGCAGGCGGCGGCGGTGGCCTTCGATGTCCATAACAGTGCCTCGGCCTGGTCGAAGGCGCTGCTGGACAATGCGGCGCGGCCAAGCGGGGCCATCATCTATAAGGGGATGGACGGGCAGGGCACGCTGAGCGCCGATCAATATGATCGCTTGGTGGGCGAGATCGAGATGAACCACCAAGGCGCGCGCAACGCGGGTCGGCCCATGCTGCTGGAGGGCGGGCTGGACTGGCGTCCGATGGGCTTCAGCCCCAGTGACATGGAGTTTCATGAAACCAAGTTGTCGGCGGCACGGGAAATCGCGCTGGCCTTTGGTGTGCCGCCCATGCTGTTGGGAATTCCCGGCGATGCGACCTATGCCAATTACGCCGAGGCGCATCGGGCGTTCTATCGCCTGACGGTGCTGCCCTTGGCAACGCGGGTTTCGGCCTCGGTCGCGTGGTGGCTGTCCGAACATTTGGGCGAAGAGGTCGAATTGCGCCCCGACCCCGACCAGATCCCCGCGCTGGCCGAGGATCGCAACCAGCAATGGGCACGCATCGCGGCGGCGGATTTCCTGACCGATGCGGAAAAGCGCGCCCTGTTGGGTCTGCCCCCCATGGACGGGGCGTGAGGCGATGGAGGGCTCGCGTTTCGTCAAGGACGGTCTGTGGCAGGACCAGCGGATCGACGCGCAGGAACGGATCATGGCGCTGCAATTCGGGCAGGTCGAACGTCGGCTGGAACGGATCGAGGCCATGATCGAGGGGCTGGAGCGGCGGTTGTGGATGACCGTCTATGGCGTCGTTGCCGTGATCCTGACGCAGGCCGTTCAGGGGATACTGGATTATGCACCAAGAGGAGGCTGAAGGATGGTTCCGGGGCTGGAAGTGAAATTCGCGGGCGGTGCGCCCGTGCTGTCGGACGGACAGGTGATCGAAGGCTATGCCAGCCTGTTCGGCCTGACCGATCAGGGCGGCGATGCGGTCGCCAAGGGGGCGTTTTCGGCATCCTTAGCACGGCTGGCGGGCAAGGGCGACAAGGTGCGGATGCTGTGGCAGCACGATCCCACCCGCCCCATCGGTGTCTGGGACGAGATCCGCGAAGACGATGCGGGTCTGTGGGTCAAAGGCCGGTTGCTGCCCGAGGTGGCGCAGGCGCGCGAGGCGGCGGCACTGATCCAGGCGGGCGCGATCGACGGGCTGTCGATCGGCTATCGCACCATCCGCGCCGAGCGCAACCAGAAGGGCGCCCGCGTCCTGACCGAGGTCGAGCTGTGGGAGGTGTCCTTGGTGACCTTCCCGATGCTGCCCGAGGCGAAGGTCGGCCGCAAGGACGCCGACGATCTGCGCGAGGTTGCAGCGCTTTTCACAGCCGCCGCCAACGCGCTGCGCGGCTGACAGGTTTCAGGGATGCGCGCCTGACGCGCGTCCCGTTCAGGTTCGGACCCTGCCCCAAGCGGCCCGGTCCGGCAAAAGGGGCGGTCGCGCCCTGATCATCGTGATGAGGAGAAGACCATGACCGAGGTGAAAACCGCGGGCGGCGGCGACATGCCTGCCGATCTGCGCGGGGCCATGATGGGGTTCGTCAGCGAACTCAAGGGTTTCCGCGAAGACATCCAGACCAAACTCAATGCACAGGAACAACGTATGACCATGATCGATCGCAAGACTGCCCTGCGTGGCCGCGCCCCTTTGTCCGCAACCGCCGAGGTGGAAGTGCCCCATCAGAAGGCGTTCAACGCCTATCTGCGCAGCGGTGACGATGACGGCCTGCGCGGTCTGGCCATCGAGGAAAAGGGCCTGACGGTTGCCAGCGATGGCGGTTTCCTGGCCGCGCCGACGGTGGCGGAATCGGTTCAGCGGGTGCTGCTGGGCGGTGCCTCGCTGCGTCGTCTGGCGAATGTGGTCGCCATCGAAAGCGCATCATACGAGGTGCTGGTCGATAAGGGAGATCTGGGTGCCGGCTGGGCGACCGAGGCGGCTGCGGTCGAAGGGGCCTCGGGCGGGATCGAGCGGATTTCCATCCCCGTTCACGAATTGTCGGCGATGCCCAAGGCCAGCCAGCGTCTGCTGGATGATGCGGCATTCGATGTCGAGGGTTGGCTGGCGGAACGTATCGCCGATAAATTCGCACGTTCCGAAGCGGCTGCCTTTGTCAGCGGCGATGGCGTGGATAAGCCGCGCGGCATCCTGTCCTATACCACGGCGCTGAATGCGGCGGCGGGTGACAACCAGATCGGCACCGTTGTGACGGGTCGTGCCGGGGATTTCGCGGCAACCAATCAGGCCGATTGCCTGATCGACCTGATCTATGCGCTTGGTGCGAAATACCGTGCCAATGCCTCGTTCATCATGAACTCGAAAACGGCCGCACGTATTCGCAAGATGAAGGATACCGATGGCCGTTTCCTGTGGACCGACGCGCTGAGCGTGGGTCAGGTGCCGCAGCTGCTGGGCTATCCGGTGCTGATCAGCGAGGATATGCCCGATATCGCGGCCAATTCGAAATCGGTCGGTTTTGGTGATTTCCACGCCGCCTATACGATCGTTGAACGCCCCGACCTGCGCGTTCTGCGTGACCCCTTCAGCGCCAAACCGCATGTGCTGTTTTATGCCACCAAGCGTGTTGGCGGCGGCGTGACCGATTTCCGCGCCGTCAAGCTGCTGCAGTTCACCTGATCCCTTTGCGGGACGGGTGAGGGAAAGGGGCGCGCGCGTTGCCGGCCGTACCGGTTAAGCAACTGTCCGCGCGTGCTGATGGCTGGCGTGCGGGCGCGTCCCTTTTTTTCGAAACCTTTGGCAAACCGGACCATCCCCCGTTTCGGGGGGATGCGTCCTGATGATGTGTGCGGACGGCAGGACGGGAGGTTCGCAAGATGATGCTGATAGAGGAAACGGCGCCAGCGGCAGAGGC